CTCGATCCCAGGTATGTGGTGTTGCGTGTCGTGAAGGCTGAGCGACCTGATCACGACGCTGCAACGCAACGAGTGATTGAGACCCGCGCGGTAGACCTGGCAGCGGGTGAATGGCAGTGGGGCTGGAGCGTAGAGGATCTACCCCCGGTGGCGCCTGCTGCTCAGTGGCGCACGTTCAAGCGAATCCTGCTGGGTCACCCGGCGATCAATGCCCTACTGGGCGGCGGGATGAGCACAGCACCCGCAGCAGCGATCAGTCTGCCCGCCACGTTGCTAGCAGCATCTGGCGGCGGTGACGTGGATGATTTCCGAGCGGCATGGTTGTCGCTCCGCCGGCTGGGCCTGGTCGGCGCTGAGCTGCTCCAGGAGGTGCGAGCACTGGCGATTGGGTGTCACCTGCCTGTGATGTTTGTTGCGGCACTGGGCGGGGGCGTGCAGCCTGCTGCAGCAGAGGTGGGGCAGGAGTGGGTTGATAGCAGCGGTGACCTATGGGTGGTTGCTCAGGCGCGTGGAGAGGATGGGCAGTTTTTGGCGGATGACCCAGCCACTGACGAGCGCGAATCACTGGCATGGGTGAGGGCTGAATCGTGAGTATTATTTATATCAACCCGTATCAGTTCGTGACTGCTCCCGTTGGCGGTTTTGATTATTACAACCCAGCAAATATCGGCCAACCTGTTGCGGGTGGGTATTTTGCAGGATTGATCAGCCACACTGCAAACGGTGTCGCTACTCATGCGCTCATTGTGGCACCTGCTGAAACGGGAGCAAGTGGCACGGGTTATACGATCACGGCCATGCGCGCATGGAAAACAACGCAGACAACGACCGCTGGCGCAACAAGCGAGTTTGACGGTGCTGCAAATACAGCCGCAATGGTTGCCGCAGGGATTGCTGATCACCCCGCTGCAGAATTCTGCGTTGGCTTGACAATTGATGGATTGTCAGACTGGTATTTGCCAGCGCGGCTTGAGCTTGACATTGCGTATGAGCTGCTGAAACCTGGCCCTGATCTTAATTCAACGTCCGCCGGAACTAACATTTATGCCGTTCCAGCGCGCAGCATAAATCGCACAACAACAGTTCCAGGCCAAACGTCTGTTGTTGCGTTTCAGGAAGGACAGCCCCAAGTATTTACGTTTACAACGGGATCGCTTGCCGGTGCTCATTGGTCATCAACTGAAGCAACGGCAGCAAATGGCTGGCCGCTGTCATTTCACAGCGGCCAAGGAAACGCATTGAGTAAAACCGTTCAACGCCGTGTGCGTGCATTCAGGCGTGTTGCATTATGACCACCAAACGCGAGCAAATCCTAGCCGCTGTTGACACCCTGCTAGCTGCGACGGCTGGCGCTACGGGCCGCGTGTATCGCAGCAGGCAGGAGGCATTCAGCAGGAACGAGTCACCCGCGGTGGTGATCGAACCGGGGCCAAGCCAAGCCACCGCCGAACCGGTCAGCACCTGCAAAATCGATCACTCGCTAACCCTGGTGATCGCCGTCATCGCGCGCGGCACAATCCCCGATCAGGTTGCCGATCCAGTGGTCAAATCGGTTCACAGCCTGTTGATGGCTGATCGCTCCCTCGGCGGCCTGGTGATGGACATTTGGCCGATGAGTCGCGCGCCTGAGTTCGACCGGGCGGAGTCTGCAGCAGTGGTGGAGGTACTGACGTACCGCGTGCAATACCGCACCAGCATCGAAGATCTAGGCGCCTGAATCGTCTCCATAGCCTGAACTACACGACCCAGCGCTATGGCTCGAACCCAAACAGAACCTGAACCGGCACCCCAGCCAGTGGCGTGCCCGAAGCCTGATCCGTACGCCGGGCAGGGCGGTGAGTACGTGCTCGATATGACCACTGGCGAGCGTAAACCTAAAACCGAGAAAGTCTGATGGGCCTTCAAACCAATAAGCGCTGGATTGTTGTCGAGAGCGAAAGCACTTACGGCAGCGACGCGAGCCCCGATGGCGCGGATGCAATCCTGCTGCAAAGCCTGAACCCGACGCCGATGCAGGGCGACACGGTGCAGCGCGAAACCGTCAAGGCGTATCTGGGCGCTGGCGAGCAGTTCATGGCGAACGTTCGCAGCGGCTCTGAGTTTGGCGTTGAGCTTGCTGGCTCTGGTGTCGTCGGTGCCGCCCCTCGGCCTGGACGCTTGCTCACGTCATGCGGTTTCGCAGCCACCACCACGGCCTCTGTTGTTACCGGAACCGCCACGGCGGGGGCTAGCAACAGCATCACCCTGGCAGCAGCAGCCAGCGCGGTGAACGGGTTCTACACCGGGATGATCTTGCGCATCACTGGCGGCGTTGGTGCCGGCACGGTGGCACTGATCACCGACTACGTGGGCTCTACCAAAGTCGCCACCCTGCTGCCCCTGGCTGGCACTGTGACCCCTTCGGCTACGAGCGTCTACTCCATCGACGTGCAGACGGCCTACACCCCGGTTAGCGCGGTATATGGCAGCTCCACGATCTACACCTACATCGACTCGGTAGTTCACCGCTCACCCGGCAACCGCGGCACGTTCTCGCTGAACGCCGAGGTTGGCGGCTTGCCGCTGCTGAATTTCACGATGACAGGCCTATATAGCCAGGCCGCAGACGTGACGCCACCGACCGCCAGCTATGGCAACCAGGCAACACCAGCGATCTTCAGGCAGGGCAACTCAGGCGGCTTCCGGCTGGGTGGTTACTCGGGCTGTCTGCAGAGCGTGTCGCTGGATATCGGCAACACGATCGACTACAGCGAGCGCATCGGCTGCGGCAAGGAGGTGAGCATCGTTGATCGGGCCATCACCGGCAACGTGCTGATCGAGGCGCCGACCATGGCGCAGAAGGACTATTTCACCGATGCTCTCAACGACAGCCTGCTGGGCGAGCTGTCATTCCTGCATGGCACCGTCGCGGGCAACATCGTGGGGATTTACTCCAACCGGGTGAAGATCGGCGCCCCTGCATACGAAACCCTGAATGGCACCGAGATGCTGCGAATCCCGGTCACCCTGGTCCCCTCCGCTGCTGGTAACGACGAGCTGCGGCTGGTCTACGCCTAAGCCATAGCCTGAAGAGCCTGGGGAGGCACTACGAGCGTCTGCAGCAATGCGGGCGCTCTTTACTTTGTGGGGACACCGTTGGTGCATTCCCCCATGGCATTTGTTCTCAAACAGTCCGACAGCTTCACATGGCCTGTTGCTTTTGATGTTCCCACTGATGGCGGGCGGCATGAGCGGCAGACCTTTGACGGTGAGTTCAAGCGGCTGCCACAGAGCAAGATTGGGCCGATGGTTGCCGAGCTGCAAAAGGTAGAAGACCTGAGCGAGCTGGAGCGCATTACCGAGATCGCTAAGGAGCTGCTGGTTGGCTGGTCAGGCGTTAATGATGACAGCGGCAAGGATGTGCCATTTAGCCAGAACGCTCTAGAGCAATTGCTAGAGGTGCCGTTCCTTGCTGTCGCTGTCGTGAAGGCATACATGGACAGCATCAAAGGAGCCAAGAGAAAAAACTGATAGGTGCCGCTGAGCACTGGGCCGGCGGCACTGTGGTTGATGAGTCTGCAGCTGATGCAGCGGCGCTTGGCATTCAAATCGAGCCAGCGTCGACAAAACCTGAGCACTTCGAAGTGTGGGAAGAAAACTGGTTAGCGGTGGAGATGTTTCTTCGAGTTCAAACCCAGTGGCGCTCTGCAATGGGCGGCCTACTGGGCCTGGACTATGGAGCGGTGGAATGGCTCTTTAACCTGTATGAAGTGGCAGTGGAAGACCAGCGCTTCATGCTCGAAGATCTCCAAGTTATGGAAGCCACGGTTATCGCAACTGTGAATAAGCGGAGCGATTGATATGGCAATGAATAGCGACACCGTTCTGCGCATCAAGGCAGAGGTTCAGGGCGAAAACAATATTCGCCGGCTGGGCGGCTCTCTGAAGGGACTGCAAGGCCAGGCAAGGAGCGCGGCGATGAGCTTCAGCGCGCTAAAGAGCGCGGTGGCTGGATTCGGCACAGCAATCGCTGGCAGCGCAATTGTGGGCGGACTGGGAGCAATCGTAAAGCGGTCCATTGATGCAGGGGATGAGCTGTTCAATCTGCAGGCAAAAACCGGCATTGCGGCAAGTGCGCTGATCGGGTTGGGCAATGCGGCCAAGCTGGCAGACGTTGACCAAGCCACGCTGGGCAAGAGCTTGACGAGGCTAAGCGTCAATCTGGTCAAGGCGGCAGAGGGTAACGACGAACTAGCGCGAAAGTTCAAGGCGCTTGGCGTTGGGGTCAAGGATGCCAACGGCCAGGTGGTGCCAGCGGATAAGGCGCTGAAGCAAATTGCCGATCGATTTGCCGACATGCCAGACGGCGCGCAGAAGGCTGCCGCTGCTGTTGCGTTGTTTGGCCGGAGCGGCGCCGATCTAATCCCGCTGCTTAACGAAGGCGCAGCAAGCATGGATAGGTTCACCTACAAGGTGGGCGATGATTTCGCAGCGCGATCTGATCTGTTTAACGACACGATCACAACGCTTGGCATTCAGACCCAGGGCTTCGGGCTGGAACTGACCGATGCGCTACTGCCGGCGCTGCAGTCGATTCTTGAGGTGTTTGGCGATCTATTTGACACCAAGCAAGACTGGACGGCACTGTTTCAGGTAATCACGGGAGGCCTGCGCGTTGTCGCCACCGTGGTTTACGCCACGATCAAGCTGGTTGATCAGCTGATTAAGGCGGTTGTCTACAGCTTCGATGCAATCGGCAAGGCGCTGCAGGGCGACTTCTCTGGCGCGGGACGCGCGATAAGCCAAGGGTTCGGCGCTGGCCTAGAGCAAGCCAAGCGTGACTTTGAGCAGATCGGCAAGATCTGGACTAACGCACCATCACCAGGCACTGGCCGGCGCACCACTGGCCGCGAAATGGACGCGGCCGCGCCGTCTGCGGCGGGTGGTGGCGCGGCCGCTAGCAGTGCAGCAGCAGATGCAAGGCGTGCGGCATCCGAGCAGGAGCAGCTCGTGGAGCGACGCAGCAACTTAACGCAAAAAGCGATCAGCCTTCAAGAGCAGCTTCGCAACAGCCTGGAAGATGTCAGAGCCGAAACGGCTGGCGTCGGAGCTGGTCCGGTTGACAGTCTCCTGATTGACCGCAGTAATGCGCTCACCGAAAACGACCGGCAGATTAAAGGCCTCACGCTCAGCGTGGTGGAGCTGAAGCGTGAAGTCGAAGCAGCGGGCGGAGCCTTAGACGTTCAGCCGTTTGCGCAGTTAATCAACGGCATCAGCGACGCCAACTCAGCGCTGGCCGACAGAAGGTTGACCCAGGGGCTTACGGAGCTGCTACCACCCATCGAGGAATACGACGCCAAGATTGCCGAAGTGAAGCAAGGCAAGGCCGAGCTAACCGAGGTTGAAAAGCTCAACGCTCAAATCAATCTGCTACAGCTGGATGTTCTGGCGGCAACCAATCCGGCACTGGCTGAGCACGTCAGGCTGCTGCGCGAGCGTGCCGGGACGCTGGATGTAACCACCGCAAAGCAAGAACAATTAAACGCAGTCAACGAACGCAACAAACAGCTGGCCGAGGGCGTAGCAGGCACGATCGGCGGCGGGTTGAGTTCAGCTATGGATCTGCTGATTGATGGCACTGAGGAATGGGGCAGCAGCCTTAAGGAGATCGCCTCTGGGGTGTTGAAGGACATTGCCCGGCAGCTGATGCAGACGATGGTGATTGCGCCGATCGTTAAGGGCATCACCAAGGGCTTTGGTTTCGCTGATGGCGGGATCATGTCGCCGTCAGGCCCGCTGCCGCTGAAGACCTACGCGCGCGGCGGCATCGCCAATAGCCCCCAGCTGGCCCTGTATGGGGAGGGCTCGATGAATGAGGCGTATGTGCCGCTACCTGACGGCCGGCGCATCCCGGTGGCGCTCCAGGGTGGCCGGGGTGGCGGCTCCAGCACCAACGTGGTGGTAAACGTAGACGCTTCGGGCAACAGCAAAGTCTCAGGTGATGGCGGCCAGGCTGAGCAGCTGGGCCGGGTTGTTAGCCAGGCAGTGCAGGCTGAACTGATCCGGCAGAAACGCCCCGGAGGCATCCTGGCGTGACCTTTACCTTTACCCCTGACTTCCCCTGCACTGAGAGCAGCAAACCACGGGTCAACCGCATGGCGGTGCTGTCAGCTGAGCAGCGCTCGACGTTCGGGATTAACGCGCAGGAGGACAAATGGGACCTGTCATTTTCAGCGCTGGACGCTACCACCAGAGACGGGATCTTCGCGTACCTAGAGGCGCGGCGCGGGGCAGTGCCATTCACCTGGATCACGCCATTCGGTGAGACTGCATCGTTCGTCTGTGGCGACTGGAGCACGGTCTTGGAGACCTGCAATTACAACTCGATCCGCGCATCATTTGAGCTGCAGTACGTCGCTGGCGGGCCGAACCTGACGACGCCAGCAGCACCTACGGCAGCGTTCTCGTATGCGCCTGACTTCACCGCCGATCTGAGCTACGAAAGCCAGGCGAAGGTAATCAAGTACGGCGACGGCTATGCCCAGCGGTTCACCATGGGGCTCTCAGCGCAGTCCGAATCCTGGCGGCTGCAGTTTCGCAACCGCAGCAATGCCGAGCGCGTGCTGATCCGCAACTACCTACGCGGCGCTCGGGGGGTGTCGTCATTTCAGTGGACCGACCCGCGCAGTGGCGTGGTGGGCCGGTATGTATGCGCGGAATGGTCTATTGAGTATCGAAGGTTCAACAACAACAACATCGACGCAACGTTCCGGCGTGTGTTTGAGCCGTAGGTAGTCCATACACTGCGGTCATAGGGAGGAACCAATGACCGCGATCGTATTAAGAGCTGCCAAGGCGTCACCTCTTACGCATAACGAGGTAGACGCAAACTTTACGAATTTGAATAATGACAAGCTGGAGATATCTAGTGTTCAGCGGGGTAGCAATACAGCTGTAGGTTTTGAGGCGCTGCTCAGTAATTTAACGGGCGGCGGGAATAACGCGATGGGGTATCGCGCATTACGCGCAAATGTTAGCGGGCAATGTATTACAGCCACTGGCCACGAGGCATTGCTAAACAATATTGCCAGCAATAATACAGCTACAGGATTTAAAGCTTTATTCTCAAACACTACGGCTACTGACAATACTGCTACGGGATTTCATTCGCTACTGGCCAACACAACCGGTACTAACAATTCTGCCGCCGGCTCGTCCGCCCTTGCTAGTAATACGGCAGGCTCGCAAAATACAGCAAGCGGAGGCCAGGCGCTTGCGCTGAATACAACGGCCAGCAACAACACCGCAAACGGGTACGCAGCGCTTTATAGCAATACAACGGGCGCCAGCAACACCGCGAGCGGTGTTAATTGTCTTTATAGTAATACAACAGGCGCTAGCAACACTGCTAGTGGCGTAGGGTCCCTCTTTAGTAATACGACAGGCTCCCAAAATGTGGCTCATGGCGTTGGCGCACTTAACGCTAATACTACCGGCTCTAGTAACAGCGCTGCAGGCGTTAATTCGCTAGCCAATAATACAACTGGGAACGGTAATACCGCCTATGGGAACTTGTCGCTATTTAACTGCACGACAGGCGGCAACAATGTGGCCATCGGGACAAACTCGCTCGGTAGTTGCATAACCGGCACACACAATACAGCCATTGGCGCCCTATCGTTTCGTGACTGCACAGGCTTTGGCAACATCGGCATAGGCAGCCTGAACAGCGCCGGCACCTACGCCCCCGTCTTCAACCTAACAACCGAAAACAACCGCGTTGTAATGGGCAGCACTGCTGTCACCAACGCCTACATCCAGGTGGCATGGACGGTTGTTTCTGATGCCAGGGATAAGACCAATTTCGGCCCGGTACCTCACGGCCTCGATTTCGTCAATGCACTGAAGCCCACGGCGTACCAGTTCCGAGAAGATCGCAGCTCCACCAAAACCAACGGCCCGGTGCGTTATGGCTTTCTGGCCCAGGACATTCTCGGGCTAGAAGGACCAGGCAGCGTAATCATTGACGCCGAAGATCCAGAAAAGCTACGCTACAACGGTGAATCGTTGGTCCCTATTCTGGTTAATGCCATCCAGGAATTAACCGTAACAGTTAACAGCCTGCAGGCTGAACTATCAACCCTTAAAGGTGCTT